ATGAACTTTAGCGAATGGGCAGGAGTGAACAGTATTCCTACCTCCTGCCTTAATTTTGCCCGCGCGGTCTTTACCTCTGTGCTGGTAGCCCATCACGCTAAAGAGACCGCTGTAACCACTAACGCATTTGCTACTAAATTGACTGCGTGTATGAAAGGTCAGTCGGCTTCGATCTGGTCTCCCTCTAGCTATCTCAACTGGACGCGATGCACTCTTACGGTCTCTTTTATCCCTTCGACTACTGTGCTAGGTCAAGATTTCGACGTTGTGAAGTCTGCGATTAACTCTCATGTTCCTTTGGCATATGTCTCTGTCGTAACGTCCTTTCTCTATAACGTTTCTAATAATTTCGGTTCGGCTTCCTGTTCTGCTTCTTCTCTCGATTTTTCCTTCGCTCAGCCAAGTCAACTGAAACAACCTCCGATAGATATCGCTCTACCTTGTAACCCGCCTGCCGCTATTCATGCTTTGCGTTATCTCATGGTGTTAGGCGTTTGGGCGATGGTGATCTGGTTTATTTATGCCCAGGTTATGAAGTTCTTAAGCGATGTGACCTTGTGATAATTGAGGCGGTTATCGGCTGGTTTTTTAGCGTTGTCTCTAACGCCATTTCTTTGCTTCCCACCGTCGGTACTCAACTTACGAATATACCTAAAATTGCCCTGACTTTTCTTAAGTATGCGGGGGTGATGAATGGTTACGCCCCTGTTGCTGAAACTGGGGTTGCCTTTCTAGTCATGCTTGGAGTTTGGCTTTCTCTGATCGCTGTTCGTGTCATCATCTCTGCATTTAACTTAGTCACCAAAATTATTCCTTAAGGGGGAATTATGAATAAGGAAGAACTTGAAGATTTAACTCCTGTCGATCTTGCATTGGCGTTGCCCTGGCTCACACTCGCAATTCTCACTTGTACTGCAACTGTTAAGGGCACGAACCTTGCTCGTCTAGTTCAAGATATTTTAGTTGAATACGTGGAGGTCGTACTTAATGATTGAGGGAGCAGTCGGGTATCCGGGCGCAGGCAAGACGTACTACGCCATTCACCGGGCTAAGAAGGAATTAAAGAAGGGCAGAGCGGTTTATGCCAACTTTGCTATTGACGGCACGATCATGATTACGCCTCAGACTATGTTTAAGATTGAGCCCGGCGCGTTCGTGATTTTAGACGAGGCACAACTCTGGTTTGGCTCTCGCGGTTGGAAAGATTTTGGCGATGACATGACTGCCTTCTTTAGCCAGACTCGCAAGGTCGGTTATACCTTGCTTTGGATTTCTCAGGATTTATCTACCGTTGATAAAATCATCAGAGATCGTACCCATCTCATTCATCAGCTGCGTCCGTGGCTAACTGGATTCTTTGGTCACCCGCTCTTTTTCACTTGTCAGACCTATTACGGTGCTAAGAATCTCGGCAAGAAGGCGCACTCGGCGTCTAATTCAATTATCTGGTTTAAGCAGGTTACTGCTGACTCCTATGACACTAATGAAATTCTTTTAACTCGGAAGGACGCCTCTAAATGAAGCCTCTAAAGTCTCATAATGCTGGCACGCTGATCGGTTTTCTATCCTGTATGGGTCTGGCTTTGGGGCTTGCCTTCGGCGTTGTTAAGTCCGCGCATCTAGGTCTATTTCCTGCCATTCTTTCTTTCTTAGCCGTTTTAGCCTTCCAGTGGTTTATCTTCAAGGCTGGTAAGGGCTCTTCATGGTCTAAGGCTGAGGCGTGGGCGCAAGCCAACGTAGATATTGCTCTTGAGGTCTCTAACATTGCCCGGGCAGAGGCTCAGTCGCTCTCTAACGCCTACGCCACTGCTATCTCTCTCTCTAACGCCACAGCGCAGAATCAGACCGTTATACAGTTGGCAGGAGGCTCTGTGTTACCATTATTAAGCCAAGAAGATACCTCCTCTAATAAGGAGATCGCCCAAGAGGTTTTTCTCGGTCAAATGAGCGATTACTCAGATATTTTAAGCAAGGTTCAAGTCAAGATAGGGGCGCAAGATGAAGCCAGACATGAAGACAGCCCTACAGTGGCAGTGGGAGAACTCAACGCGCAAGAGTCAAGCCCTGTGTGGGCGAGTCCCGATTGCTAAGAACGGGTACATATCTCTTTTCTCTTCGCCTACTAATCCAATTATCTCTGGGCTTATGCGTTGTTCTAGTCCTAGCACCTGTGTTGTTTGCTCTAGCCGTATCGCTAAGGCTCGCGGGGTCTGGTTATCCCAAGTATTTTCTAATGCTAAGACGCAGGGCTATCAGGTCTCTATGCTTACCCTTACAGTCCGTCATAAGAAGAGTAACCGTCTAGAAGATTTATTAGCTGCTATGGAGCAGGCTTATACCAACGTTCAGGGCTCTACTTCATACAAGATTTTGCGTAAGGAGTACCAGGCCGATTTTGTTCGCGTGCTGGAAATAACTCATGGTAAGAACGGTTTTCACCCCCACTATCACATTGCGATTATTCATCGCCCGGGCTTTGATTTTGACATTTTGCGAGCCGACATGGAAAGAACGTGGTTAGCCCACATTGAGAAACAGGGTCTTCTTGCTCCTATTGCAGATAAGGCAGTGCACATTGTCGAGAACGCTACCGACGATCAGCGCGCGTGGTATTTAACGAAGGCTTGCGGTATGTCTTCTCTTGAGATTACCAACGGACGCAATAAGTCCGCTAAAGGCGATAATCTGGGCATTTGGCAGGTTCATGGTTTAGCCGTATTGGGTGATCTGGACTCTAAATACGTCTGGCACGCCTACGAGAAGGCGATCTTTAAGAAGAGGTTATTTACCATGTCTAAGGGCATGAGTGAGAAGTACGGTGTTCTCTGGCAGTCCGACGCTGATCTTGCCTCTGATGAGGTACTAGACCTCTCTGCGCTACCTCCAGAAATAGCCGATAATCTACAGATTGTGTCTCCATCGGTTAAATTTGTTGGCGCATTATCTCCTTATACATGGAAGAAAATTTGTGAGTCTCGTCTTAATGGTGCGCTCTATGATTTGCTCAGAACTGAGGCTCCCGATATTGGGGGGTGGCTAGTTGAACAGGGAATTAGTGGTAATTTTTTTACTCCGCAGGAAATGTCGCTTAGGTTTGACTTTCGCGCCGATCTCCTAAGATGCCTTCAAGAGACTGACCCGTACCTTTACCCGGCAGAGTTTGATTATTACGAGACTCAGCTGCAACTGGCAGAATGTTTCGAGCAAGCCCAATTAACTCTAGATCGCTGTAAGGCGTTTGATCTTGAGAGTGCTAGCCACTAGAGATAAACCTAATGTCTAGGGTTTTCCCCTCTAGGCTTCCCTTTGTTGCTCGTGATAGTCCAGTTACTCCGATGATTGGTTCAATCCAAAGGTTGGGTTATCTGGCTTAGGGCTACAAAGTAAGAGAGACCCCTTCCGCGCGACGCGCGGGGGGGTCTTTCGCTTTGTGCCCTCTAGGTAATACACTGATACTACCAAGAACACCGATTAGCGGTTCTTGCTAATGAAGGGCACGAAGATGGGTCTAACCCTGCAAGGCACGATTGTTGATGTGGAGCGTGGCGAATTTGAGGACGCAACCACGAAAGCCAAGAAGGTTTTCTACGCTTGGTATCTCGCTAACCCTGATAAGAAGGGTGCGCCACTTCGTTTCGGCGTTCAAGAGGCTGACTATCACTCTGCTAAGGCTGGTGATGAAGTCTCCTTCACTCCTACTATCTCTCTTTCAGAGTTCCCCGGGCGCAAGGTCGGGCTTAATCTGAAAGTTCTCTCTGACGTCGTAGTTATTAGCGACTAATGCTGAAAGATGCGCAGGCACTCCTTTTTCGTAATACTGACCTTCACGTCGGGCAACTTATTGCCCTAGATGTGACTGTTAATCAGTTGCTCGACGATGTGTGCCTGCGCTCTTCCTCAGAATGGACTAATGCGGATTTTTACGAAGCCGCTAAATGTCTCTGGATTTTGAGGGTTACAGCTGCCGAGATATCTAATTCTTTCGCTCAATTTGTTCGGCTTCAAGTTTCACCTACGCCACCTGCTCTTGTTAGTCGCTTCTGATGTTCCCGGGTAGCACTGTTGATCAGGATTGCTTACTCATCATTGTGTTTTTACTTTCCGCTCAACTCGTTTTAACTTGGTTAAAGCGATGATTGCTGATCTGTCTGTTTCTGTGTTCTGTCGTAAGTGCCTTCAAGGTTCTAGCAAGATCGTTAGCGTTCCAGATTTTCAGCCTTCTTGGTTTAAGCATTGTGATCATGTTCCATCTGAGGTAACGGTGGTGTGTTTTGAGCGCGTATGACTACGGTCTTCCTCTATTCACTGCTTACTTCGCTCTTGTTGTTCCAGTACTCACTTTTAATTTTGCACTTCGCATGATTCAGAATCTTTTTGTGAGTGATCTCTAATGCAACCTATAGCGATTTATTTCCTTATTTGGGGTTCTATCGCAGGCGTGATTCTGCATTTTTTAGATCGGTTCGGTAAGAAATAAATGTTGCTCACACCGGGTAATACTGAGAAGG